ATTTTGCAGGATTCAAGTCCGACAGCTTTAATGTCCGTATGTCCACTATTTACCCCTCCTCGCAGTAAGCAGGCGCTCCATAACATCATCCTGCGGATTCGCGCCGCTGTATTCGCCGGTGCAGTTTTCCTTTACAATCTGGAAGATCTCATACCACAGGCGATTGGTCTGGCTCATGTAGTTTTGTCCCATCGCTACATATGGGCTTTGTATTGCGTTGCCGGTTGTAGGATGCCGCGCCAAGAAACCGAAGCTCGAAACAGCTTCCTCACATTGAATCCAACGCGCCACACTCATGGCGTAACGTTCCAGAAGCTGTGGGGAAACCAGCGCCGCGCAGCCACGCGCATTTAGCCATGTCCATGTGTTTTTATATATTTCACCAGCGGTAAGCGTCGTACCGTCCTTTTGCTCTGCCGACAGCATCTTGTTCGGCTCCGGCATTTCATAGCCTTCGAGCGCGGGCGCGTCAGTGAACTCCATCACCGTCAGTTTTCTGCCGCCCGGATTACCATCTGATATTTTGTCGGCGAGAGGCTTCTTTTTAGCGCCAGCACCGACTCTGGCACCGCCTCTACAGGTGCCGTCTTTCGCCATATTCATCACACTCCTTTTTAACTTGGGCTATTCAACCCTTTGAAACTGCGTTTTTCAACACGAAGCCCCACGCCGCTGTCCAAAATAAAAAGCTGTAGAGATGTTTATCCCCCTACCGGTCAGCCGTGCGTATGCCTGTCACCGATTTCTATATGAATTTTCGTATGGCAGGAATGGCAAAGCGACATCAGATTGCTTTCTACACTCTTGCCGCCTTGCGACACGGGCACGATGTGATGTACCTCGTCCACAGGTGTCAGTCGTCCTTCCTTCTGGCACATCTCACACAGCGGGTGCTGTTTAATATATCGGTCGCGGATGCGCTTCCAGCTACGTCCGTATGTTTTATTGATTTCCGGGTCACGTTCGTATTTGTTATAGCTGACGACGGCTTTCTTCTTATGTTCTGGACAGTACAGTTCATCCGTCAGATTGGGACAGCCGGGGTGTTGACATGGTCGTTTGGGCTTGTATGGCACATTTTCACCTCCTTGCGCGTACAACAAAAGCCACCGCAGGATTTTTCCCGTGATGGCTTCCGCTGTTTCATTCTATTTTGCTGATTATATCATAACACAAAGAGGCACATGACAAACAGTGACATTTACTGCTGTGTTTGCGGAATAACGATTTTTTCTACGGCTTCATCGTGTATACGATAGACATGGCGCACATTATACCCCATATCGACGGCTATCTGTTCCCAAGTTTTGAAGCAAAGATAACGCAGCTCCAACAGCGTCTGGTATTCGGCATTGTCCACGGCTTTGATGATTCGCACGATATCACGCTTCAGGTCGACGAGCTTTTCTATATCGCGGTTTATTTCCGCTTCCAAATCAATGATTTTGCATATTGCGTCTGCCATTGGTGAAACGCTCGGGCTGGGATTGCGCGGCATACCGGTAAGCGTGTATGTACATCTTGTCGCCAGTTCATTCAGGGAAGCAATCTGTTCAATTTTTGAATTGATACGCTGGTCAAGGCGATATGCCTGTCCGAGATATTCTTTTGCCGTCATACCGCCACCTCCGCTTTTAGCTGCTTCAGAAGCATTTCGGGATTCACCTGTGTCAGTATACCGAACCAGCTGGAACGGAAGAATTGCTCAATTTCACAGCACTCGTCTTGCGCCACACGATTGTGCGGATGCTTTGACAGGATGCGCAGCACTCGGCGATAATCGTCTACTGCTCGAAGAACGATGGCATTCGCCAAATTCTCATAATTTCTATCCATAGGACACACTCCTTTATTTTAATGAAATTCCATCGGAGCAATGTCGCATCGGACGCATTGTTATGTAAAGCATTTCTGCGTTGTTTTCGGATTTTCGTTCATTGCGGAGAGCCGTTTATCACAGCTCGCACCTCGTCAACCGAACGGACAACTAAAGCAGTACCGCCACAGGCGAGGATTTTTCGGATGATTGCGTCTTGCAGTTTTGTCGTTCTGCCAATCTCGGTTTTTACTTCGAAGGCATAAAATCTGCCGTCGATACAGGCGATGATGTCAGGGATACCTGCCGTACCGTACATCCCGCCGTGTTCCTTCCACGCAAAGCATCTCGGCACAGTTTTGAGATAGCGCAGGATCGCGCTCACGATTTCTTTTTCTGACACAGTGTACTCCTTGTAACTTTTTTCGGGTTTGTAACCGTGTAACCGCTAAATATAGAGGTCTGCGTATATTCACACGCACACACGCGCTCGCGTAATGAGTAAAACTGCTTTCGCGTATGTACCTATAGTTTTTTTGAGGTTACAAAGTTACAAAGTTACGCAAAACCTCAATTTGTGTTGTAATATAGCGGCTTTTTGCCGTAACCTTTTCTGTAACCTTTCCGATAAAAACGGTTAATTTGGTGGGTAATAGGTTACATGACAAGCTCATAAGGGCGATACCTCCGTGATTTCAAAGCCGCTAACATCGCAGCGTTCGCGTAAAAGCTCATAGTTAATTGTCCATGCTTTCCTAATTTCGCCGCCGATGCGCTTTGACACATTGCTTTCCAGAAAATAGTCCGAGTGCTGAAGCTGTTTTTTGAATTGTGCATAGGTCAGCGTTTCACCGGCGATGGCGTAATCCTTGCGGTACTTGGTATAACGGTCATAAACATGGTTGAGCCATAGTGCCAGCACCTTACCATCATCGATTATTGCGTATTCGCTTTTCGGGTCAAGACCCATGCGCGACATGACCTCCAGCGTCTGCTCGACTACGCTTTTGTTGCTGGTGCCGCCGTCCAACAGATACTCCTTTGCCGCATATTCGATATACTTCGTGCAGGGCGCAAGCCCGAAGCGAGACACCTCATGCCACGTCAAACCCAACGATGCACACAGCTTTTCCATAAGCCGCAGCCCTGCGACCATGCAGGCAAGGTTATTAATGACACGCGACGGCAGCTCCTTATTGAAGATACCCAACGCATCCTCGTACCATGAATAGCATTCTGCGGGTTTAGTTTTGAGCGCGATGTCAAGCAGACTATGTCCAAGCCCACCAAGCAGGTCGGCATTTCTGCACAGGCCTTGGAACGCCGCACGATATTCGACCGCCTTCAGGTCTTTCTTTGAGAACAGCAGTTCAATGCTGCGCTCTCGGATAGCTGCCTCGTCCGGCGATTCCTCACCGGCAACAACGAGCGGAGCAAGCAACTCATAGCTCACCGTCGTTTGGTCTGCACGACCACGGATACCTTCCTGACCGTCATAGCTATTACGAAAATGGTTCAGCAGTGGTGCGAGTCGATAGCTGTCGATTTTTGAGGGCTTGAACTCATCTAAAGCCATAGGGATAGTATTCGAGGATGCCGCGTCCTTCATCAGCGTAAAGGCTGTCGTCTGTCCCGCTGCCACAATTTTTGTCTTGGAGAACACCGGCATGATGACCCGCTCCAGTGTATTACTCTTGCCGCTTCCGGCTTCGCCGATGAGCATGAGGTGAGGAAACTTTACGTTTTTCATGCGAAGATGCTCCTTTATGAAGCAGCCGCTTATCCATGCCAGAATTGACACCGCCTTTGCCGGTTCGTTGTATGATAGGAGCTGCTCGCCGAGCTTTTGAAGCTGGGGCGCAGTAATGCATTTCATGTCAAGAATTGTGCTGGAAATACTGCGGTATTTATCGAGTTGAATGATGCCATTAACCGCAGCGCCGTTTTTATCTACCGCGCCCTCCACCGAGACAAAGACCATATCGTTACCGTGCTCATAGATACCCATAGCCTTAACACCGATTTTTGTTTTCCAGTCCAGCTCCGAAATGTATGCTTTGAGCAGCTCTAAATCGCCATCGGAGCCGGTATAGCTGAGTGCAATAGTCCGCTTGTTGAGCGCATTCTTGAATTTCTGCTGATTGGCAAAATCCGTCGTCATAAAGGTCAGACGGTAGGTTTCGCCGCGCACGGTCACAAGGTCGGCGGTGAGCTGTGTCTCCTCGTCGGCAACAATCATCTCCACTGGCACGAACACGAAGTTTGTGATGGGATAGATGTTTTCGCCCTTGCGCCTGAAATACATACCCTTGTACTCAAACACCGGCGAATCACCTCCGGGAGCGTAGGTATCCTCGGTAAGCTCACACGCCTTATCCAGCGTTTCCTCACCATAGGTCGCGCCGCCCGCATGATGCTTTTCGTCCCATTTTTCACGGAACAGCCTGCTCTGCCGAAAAAGCCTGTCCATCTGTACCTTGTCCTTGCCTGACCAGAAGGCCAAGCGGCAGCACAGCGCCATATCTGCTTCAGATTGACTTGAATAATTGTCCTGCCAGCTTCCGTCCCACAGCTTCGAAAACGCCTCGCCGTTATCAGCACCACGGGCAAGCTCCAGAAGCTCATCGTCGGGCAGCTGCACGGGGGTAGCGCTCTTTTTTGACTTCTTCTTTTGCTTCTTCGGAGTGCGGATGTATGTCTCGTGGATCCAAGCCAGCGCACCATTGTCCTCGGCGACAGTATCTGTTGCGCCGTCGAGCTTTTTGCCTGTCATCGTGAAATAGCGGGTATGCTCGTACATCTCCACGCCGGTTTTTGTATTTTTATTGCCACCGGCAGGGATTTTGCCCTTGAAGAAGAGATGAACGCCGGTGCCGGAGGGAGAGAACTCCACATAGGTTGGTTGCCGCGCTAAGATAGCCTTTGCGGTATCGTTGAAAGCCTTTGTGTCTGGGTCATAGCAATGGTCGATGTCCACACCCACGTAATCGTCATCCTTTGAGAACATGAAGCCAAGACCCGTAAAGCCGTACCGCTCCAGCGCATCGGCGGCAGTCGCATAATCCGTCCATGTCGCAGGATTGTTGGACTGCGCACCCTTGCCCGTGATGGGATTGTATGGCATCTTTTTATCCTTGCCGCCGTCCTTGTCGGGTATGAGCCGCCAGTTTACCCATTGCTTTCTTTCCATAAGCTCCTGCGGATAGCTCATATTGGTGCCACCTCCTCGCAGTCGTCGTTAAAATGTCTGATGATGATACCGCGCCTTTCGGCACGGGCAATCTCTCGCTCCATACCGGGCGAGATACGGTCACCGAACACCCATAGCTCTTTGCAGCCGTCCAGAAAAACCATGCCCATGAACATACCAAGCTCCCGCTGCTCCGGCACAGAATCCGAGAGAAATTGCACGAAAAATAAATGCGGCGCGAAGGGTATATACCCAGCCTTCACGGCGAAGGCGCAGTATTTGCGGGCATTGAGCGTGTTCTGCTTCTCGTCGCCCGCATAGGGCGAGGATATAAAGACCTTCGGCATATACGGGCGCTGACGCTGCTCCTTCAAAACACTCACCATAGCATCGTGAGCGGTCGGGTCGAGGTAGCCCTCAGAATTGTAAAGATTGACTCCCATATGCTCACTCCATTTCTTCCATCTCACCGAAGCTCGCGCCATAGGCGGCTTCCGCGATTATTGGCACATCAAACGCCGGGAACGGCTGCACTTCCATGCACTGCTTTACAAAAGCGACTGCCTCACCGAGCTTGTCCGCAGGGATTTCAAATACCAGCTCGTCGTGAATCTGTAAAAAGGGCTTGAGCCACGGGCGTTCCTTCATACCGTCAACGATATGTCCCATCGCCAGCTTAAGAATATCCGCCGCTGTACCCTGAATCGGGGTATTCATTGCGCACCGCTCCGCAAAGGAATGCGTACCCCAGTCCTTCGAGAGTATCCCTATAATGTATCTGCGACGACCGAGCCATGTTTCCGCAAAGTATGTGATGGCGGCACGTTTCTTGAATTCCTCCTGCCACAGAGACAGACGCGGATAGCCATATTTTAGGTTGTCGATGATACCGCTGCAGGTGTCCTTGGACACATCGAGCCCAGCCTTGAATTTCAAGGTCTTCTGCAGCCCGCTTGGAAATAATCCGTAGAACACACCGAAATTGCAGTTCTTGGCAATGGTGCGGCGCTCCTTGTAATGTGGGGCATTCTTATCGACTGCCGTTTCAAAGGGTACATGAAAAATGACCGATGTCGTCTGTGCGTGTATATCTCCACCGTTACGGTAGGTCTGCAGCATTTTTTCATCTCGGCAGTAAAACGCGCCGACACGAAGCTCTATCTGGGAGAAGTCCAGTGACACAAGCAGACTGCCCTCCGGCGCTTTGATGAACTTGCGCACACCGACGGGGTCGTTGTCCTTGCGCGGGCAGTTTTGCATATTAGGGTTGCGGGAAGCAAAGCGCCCTGTTTCGGTGCCAAGCGGCATGAGGTCTGGATGTATACGACCCGTGGCGGCATTGATGCAGCGCAAATAACCGTCGATATAGGTCGATTTGAGCTTGCCCCATTTGCGGTATTCCTGCACCAGCTCAAATAGGCGCACGAGCTCCGGGCGCTCTGCTTGGCAGTATTCGGTCAGCATAATCATCGTCGCATCGTCCGCTGCCTCCTGATGCTTGTCCGTGGTTTTGAGCACTGGAAGGCCGAGGTCGTTAAACAGATATTTTTTGAATGCGGAGGTAGATGCGTTTGCACCGATGTCCACGCCGCCGGTCAGCCTGTCGATTTCGTCACGAAGGAACGCGATTTTCTCATCGGCTTCCTTTTGCCGTTTCAGCATTGCTGCCGTATCCATCGGCACACCGTTATATTTCATCATGCCGCAATACACGGCTGTAGGAGATTCGACCCGCTCAACGATGTCGCGGTGCTGGCGGATATTACTGCCAAACCAGCTGTTGAATTTGTAGTAAAGCCGCAGCGTATAATCCGAGTCAGCACAGGCATAGCGCAGCGTTTCATAGTCTGCCGGGTTCATCTCATCGAAATGTCGACCTGCGGTCACGGTACTGAAGTCCGGCATATCTGCACCGAAAAGTGAGGTGGCAAGCAGCTTTAGGCCGCTATCCGACAGGCTGCGAAATTCAAACTTGCTTTTCAGCGTGAGCTGCGACGCCGCGATGGTGTCGTAGCACGGCTCACACACGACGATGCCCAGCGCATACAGGAACATAGCTTCAAAGGACAGGTTGTGCGCGACCTTGACGACAGTGGGGTTTTCGAATACGGCGGCAGTGAGATACTGCAGCATTTCGTCGCGGCTCTGCACATTTTTGCCGATTCTATGTGCAAAGGGCAGGTATACCGCAGTGCCATCGGACACCGAAAGGCTGACTCCGACGATATGCGACTTGTGCGCATCCAGCGCCGCCTTCGGCTCATCGCGCCAAGCATCGTCCGGTGCAGTCTCGAAGTCGAATGCTATAACGCCCGCGTCCTTGATGTATCTGTGCAGCTTGTCGGGTGTATATATAAGGTTGTAATCCATATTCATGCTCCTATCTGCCGCTGTAGGTCGGGCAGCGATAAACTGCCCGACCTGCGGCGGTATGATTTAGGCTAAAGGCTCAATGACCTCGCCGGTTTCGGGGTCAACATTGGCAGGGACATCCACGGCGGGCTCAGTATCGTAGCCGACACGTGTGGAGTAGGTCTTGACCTGCTCAGTAAGCCCTGAAATAAGTGCAAGCTCTTCATCGGTCAGGGTGCGGTCAACAGAGAACTGCGCCTGAGAGTACGCGATGCCGTTATTGTTGGTAGCCTTCTTCAGCGTGAATTTCGTTACCACGGCGTTTGACTTTTTGCCCTTGGACAGCAGACGCATGATGTAGCGGGTAAAGTCCTTGAGTGAGCCGGTGGGCAGGGACATAATAAGCGGGAAGATTTCGCCCTCACGGAGCAAATACACACGGCGACGGTTTTTACACGCCTTGGCACCGTTCTCGCCGGAACCGAATTTGTTATACGGACACTTGGCGCATTCGCCGCCGGGGGTGCCTTCGCCGCAGACACCATCGAAGCTGCCGCAGTCGGGAGGATTGCTGCCGCCCGTGTACTTCGTTTTATAAAAGGCGTTGACCGGGTGATGATGCAGAATAACCGCGGAGAACTCCTTGACCGTTTCCGGGCTGTCTGGGTTTTCACCGGGGATTTCAAAGACGGTCATGCCTCCGGCGGGAATCTTGATTCTCTCGAAGCTGCCGGACAAGCCGGAGAGCTCCTCGCTCATTGCATCGTTCAGGTTGAAGTCTCTCAGCGCCATGAATGCGCTGTTCGTTGTGGCAAGAGCCGTATTATCGTTGCTTTTCATATTCGTATCGTCCTTTCCTTATTTGCGGGTCGCCTTGCGGACGCCCACGGTCGTTTTTTCAAATACATTGACCAGCCCGTCCAGCCAGTCGGGTAAAGCATCGTCGTTCTCAGCCATTTGCTCCCGCACAAAGGCGGAGAGAGAATTGGCGTTGACGGTTTCGTAGATAAGCCCGCCATGACCCTCGGCGCGAAGCGCATCAAACAGGTCGTCCTTGCGGTCGGCGGTCGCCGAGGCGCGGGTGGTATTGGTGAGGCAGAACATGATGCCGGAGCGGGTGAAGTTTTGCGTCTCGGTATCGGTCATGAGCTGCACCAATGCGGCATCGACCTCATCAAGCTCCGCGCCGATATCCTTCACGCGCTGCTCGGTTTCCTTTTTCTCATCTCGCAGGGCTTTGAGCCGGTCTGCGAGTTCAAACAGTTTTTCTGATATGTCCATCGTGATAATCTCCTTTACATAAACGGGTTGTTGCCATAGCGGTAATCGTCGACCAGTGTCTTGGCGAGATTCGCCTTGTTTTTCAGGGCTTTCAGCACCTTCTCGTCGACCGTAGCCTGCGCCGCGAGATAGATATAGGTGCAGGGCATCCGCTGACCGGCGCGGTGTATGCGGGCTTTGCATTGCTCGAAGTTACTCATGGAGTAGTCCAGTGAGAAGAAAATCATCGTGCTTGCCGCCGTGAGCGTGATACCCAGACCAGCCGTTGCCACCTGACCGACGAACACGGGAACATTAGCGTCGTTCTGGAATCGTGCGACCTGCTCGTCGCGGTCTTTCACACCGCCCTTGATGAGCGAATAATTGACGCGCTTCTTTTCGAGCATGGCACAGATGGCGTCAAGCTCCGGCACAAAACGAGCAATGATGACCAGCTTGCGGTTTTCCTCTATTGCTGCGTCGATGATGTCCTCCAGCACATCGAGCTTTGCCGTACTGACCTGCTCAGCGGCATTGCTCTCATCGCTACCTATGAAACCACCCGTGAGCTGTGACAACCGCAGCAGTTTGGTGAGCACGTTGGTGATGGTGACCTCACCCTCGGACAATTCGGCGTAGCTCTCCCGCACGAGACTTTGGTAGATCTTCGTCGCCCTCGCCTCCAGCTCGACCTTGCGGATGATGTCGGTCGTCGGTGGCAAGTCCAGACACTCAGCTTTTGTCGCCCGAAACGCAATAGAGTGCATACGGCGCGTAAGCTCGTCCTCCATGCTCTTTTTCAATACCGGCGTGTGGTTGCCGTAGCCGGTCATAAAAAAGTAGTAATTACGAAAACTGTAAAAGCTCTGCCCAAAGATGCGCGGGTCGAGATACTTGTACTGGCTGAAAATGTCGATTGCCTTGTTCGTCACTGGTGTACCAGTGAGCAGTAACCGATATTTCGCCGACGCACCCAGTCGGTGCATCGTCTTGGATGCTGAGATGTTATGCGACTTGATTTTGTGTCCCTCGTCGGCGATAATCAGGTCGGGATGCCATGCAACCAGCTCTTTTTCAAGTCGCCATGCCGATTCGTAGTTGATAACAACCACCTGCAACGCCTCACCGATCATATGCCGGAGCGTATCGACCTTTTTATCGCTGCTGCCCTTGAGCACAGCAAGGGTGTAATCGAAGTCCGCGTAGGCGTCGTGTTCTTCTTTCCACACGCCCGTGACCGAGAGTGGCGAGACCACCAGCACCCTGCGAATGCGCCCGGCGTGATACAAAGCGCCTTCGACCGCAATAGTGGTCAGTGTTTTACCGGTGCCCATCTCCATGAGCAGCGCAGCGCCGTAACCCGACGAGAAATGTGCGCTCTCTGGCAAAATGCCGAACTTGCTGCATACGAAGTTGAAAGCAGTGACCTGATGCGCATATGGCTTGACCTTGATTGGCATTGGAAGCAGCGAAGCATTGTCATTTCTCATTTGCTCTCGTCACCTCCAGGAAATACCTCGTGAATCTCGACCGATTGAACGCTCTGCCCAGGTGTAAGCACCAATATTTCTGCGTTTTCACCGAAAAGAGCGTTCAACAGCCGCTTGGGAAGGGTCTTTACACCACCGCGCAGTACCGGCTTTTTCCCGCCATCTGTGTTGGTGACATTGATCTGAATCCTGTGTTTCAACCTCATTTCCATAACCTCCATTCCGAGGGGCTTTCCGTCCCTCTAAGTCCAAGTCAAAGGAAATAAGGCTGATTCGAACCCCCCTTCAGCGAGATTTTTCACTTTTTCTGCATTGCTTGTAAAATGGCGTCCTTCGCGATTCGGGCGTAGACCTTGTCCATGCGATGCCGGACGGCAGTTTCACTGATACCTTCCTGCTTGGCGACTGTGCTCATTGGGATACCTTCGATTACCACATTTTGATATGTAGCCTGCTGAAGTGGCGTACAGCCTGCGATTATTTCGCGGAGACGCTCTACTGCGGGCGATACCGTTTCTTCGTCGATGTAAGCAAGCTCGGATAGAATGGATGCCTTATCGCCGTAGTTTTCACCGTCGTCAGATTTCGAAGCCGCTTCAATAGAAACACACCAGCGCTTTGGCGGTTCTTCGTCTGGATGCTGACGAACCCACTCCTCAATAAGCGGTTTCTCCCAAGTCTCAACGGGACGTTTGAGGTTTTTGATATTGTTGTAAATTTCGGCATCGTCGTAGGCGTGAAGCCGCTTGATATCGACCTCAGTAAGCCCATTCTCTCCTGGGCGCATTATGAATTTTTCCGTGTGCCATTGACCTTTGTCATCCTTGTAGCGTTCAACATAGGTGTAGGTGCTGCGCTCTTTTTGCTGTGTCTTGTGTAGTTTCATAAAAACCTCCGAATCGATTTCTCGAAACGGAGGTCTGTGGCGTATGCAAAAAAATGGAGGGAAGCATACAAACCAAACGGTGTCTCCGTTTCGGCTTGCATCCTTTCCTCCGATGGTCAGGCTGCAAATTGTTCTTTGCGATTATGCTGTTGTGTGTAGCCAACGGCTATTTGAAGCAGACAAAAAAACAAAATAATTATTTGTTTTCACAAATATTATATTTACTCTTTGCCCGAAGTGTGGTATAATATAATATAAGTGTTACTTCAAGGCCGTCTTCTCACCCGACACCATAATTATACCGCAGGCATCCGTGAAAGTCGTTCCCACGAAGTTCCTATGAAGTTAACACGAAGTTTCCATTCTGGAGGTGCTTTTCTTGAGCGAGCTTGTTTTTGCCACAGTGCTTATCGAAATAAAGAACGCCTTTAGAGACGCTGTTGCCGATCCAGACCTGATTGAACTGCTGTACGATGCCGTTGCTTTACCGTCAGGACTGAAAAACAACAACGGCTCTGTTGTCACAGTGTCTAAGGGGACTGCAAGTAAAATCATTAACCGCGAAAAAGGCGGAAACCCGCTCAGAATAATTCGAAGCGCTTCGCAGAATTCGTCCGTGAAGAGCACCATCGTTGGATATTTCAAAAAATCAGTAATAAGTCGGTTTCTACCTGGCATGGAAGATGAAGTCATTTTTCATCTTAGGGGCGTAATCAAGTCTGACAAATTAATTTCTGATAGCAAAAAATCGGAGCTTATGCTGTTGGGGCAAAAAAATACATTTGCCGAGTTCTTGGCAAATGTATACCTATATTCGCTAACGCGAGATAACATCTTATCACCGGACGCGATATCGGCAAGCTCACAGGAGTTGGAAGAATACAAGAAACACCCGCTGGAGCCGCTTGAGATACCAGATGACGTAATAATGGAAGAACGAAAATATGCGATGGCATTGGCTGCCATTTATGGAGAACTTGCGCATATTGAAAATTTTGACCTCTCTTTACTGTCGCAGTATGCAGACTATCAGAAGCACTTTTGCGAACAACGCGGTTACTACTTCGCCGCTGAAGCTGTTAGACGGGGAATACGAGATATATACAGTAAGAAAGACCCGGATCAATTTGAAATACTAAAGGATGAGACATACGAGGGCGTGAAGGAAATCTGGGAGGACGACTACAAAGATGGTATGACTCGTCTCCGCAAGGTTATGACGCAGGCATCGCTAACACGTGTTGACAGATGCTGGTTAAGCCGTGATACGGATTGGATAGGCAATCCGCAGAAGAAAGGGATATGTCATTTCCTTGTAAAAGAAGATAAGTTGAAGGGCTGGGTGAAAAAAGATGCCGAACAAGCTATTTAACACAACATTTGAAAACGCCCTTCGTCTTCTAATCCTGCTGGATGTCTATGACTATCCGCAGACGATGGATATGCTTTATGCGGTTGATTTCATGGCTACATACGGAAGAACGTTCAACATAACAGAAGACAACCTCAATGGTGACAACCAATATAAATTCAGCGAGTTTGCTTCCAGACGCGAAGCTGTAAAGATTGCCTTGAAAGCGTTGGTTCTGGATGGACTGGTACAGGCGTTGAATCTCAATGACGGAATAACTTATACAGTTTCATCAGATGGCGAAGATTACTGCAACTCACTGGAAAGCGAATATGCGACTGAGTATCGCCGGAATGCGCAGCTGGTAATAAAGAGTGTCGCCGGTAAAACTGAGCGAGAATTGATTTCCAAAATAAATAAGATGTCAGCCAGGTCGTTTATGAAGGAGGAAACGTGAGAATGAGAAGATTCATCATTAAGCAGATATCCGCTTCTGGCGCTAACGTAGAGTATTCCTCTGTTCAGTTCAATGACGGTGTCAACATCATTCACGGACCCTCTAATACTGGCAAATCTCACGTCATGAACTGTATTAATTTCATGTTTGGCGGAAGCATTCCGTTTACCTGCTCCGACACCGGATATGACACTATATCTATGATGGTGGAATCAGACGACGGTCATAGTCTTTCCGCTGAAAGAAAAATTGTTGACGGCAAAAACGGCGATACCGGGGCCGGAACAGTAAATGTTATAACAGATGTGCCCGGAATCGAAAGCCGCGAATATAAGTTATCCACAAAGGATTATAGTGACTTACTGCTCAAGCTGCTGGGCATTGAGAAAAGACCGAAAATTATTGTGAAGCAAAACCTCGATGATGGAGACCTAACTTTTCGTACAATGGTGCATTTCTTCTATATTGATGAGATGTACATTTTCAGAGAAGGTACAGCGTTTGATGCGCCAGGATATTCGAAAATTACTGCAAGTCTCACGTCTCTACTGTACATGATGACCGGCGACGATCTTCACAGGTTGGTGCCTGAGGTTAGCCAAGAAGAACGCGACAGAAAAGCAACGCAAAAGGCTGGCGTTATAATCTACCTGAACAAGAAAATCAAAGAATTAACCGATAGGAAGGGCGCAATTGAAGAGTCGGTTGCTCAAGAGGCAGATGTAGATATTTCTGCAAAAATCGATTCTATCCTCGGTGAAATTGAGAGCGTTGAAAGAGAAATTGTGGATGCTTCGGAGGAAAGCAGGAGGCTGCTCGGACAGATATATACGGCCAGTGTCAAGCTCGAAGAAGCCCGATTCCTGCGTGACCGTTATCATGCATTACGGTCGCAGTACAACTCTGACCTGAAGCGGTTGAGGTTCATTGCTGACGGCGATAGAAAAGCCGGGATTGTTTCGCGCTCAGTCAGGTGTCCCTTTTGTGACGGAACTATCAAGAAGACCGATAAGCAGAGGGAATCATACATTGATGCTTCCAGTGCCGAGCTTGCCCGGATAACCCTGCAACTGCAGGACTTGGATGTCGCCGAAAAAGATACAGGCGCAGATATAGCAGCTTTGGAGGCACAATTAAAAACACTAAACGCGAGAAACGATACTATCACGATGCTCGTCAGTAGGCAATTGCGTCCCAGAGCGTCCGAGCTTCGTGAAATGGTCGAAGCCTATAAACGTATTCTCCTGACAAGGCAGGACATAATCGCCATCGAGCGTATGTCTACAGAGTTGAGTGCCGATGTGTTTAGCAAAGAAAACGAAGAAAACGACAGTGACCTGAAATTTGATGCCAAGAAGCGGTTCAATATGGATGCTTGGAAGGTATTAAGCGATAGCTTTGGCGATATGGTTAAGGCTTGCGCCTATCCCAACAAACCAGATGCATACATCTACATTGACACAGCGGATGCCGTTGTGGGTGGTAAGCATAAGAAAAATGAGGGTAAAGGATACCGCGCATTTTTGAACACGATTATGCTTTTCAATCTTATGAAATACCTTGAGGCGTATGGCACCTATGCGCTTCACCTTTTGGTTTTGGATTCGCCGATCCTTTCTCTTAAAGAAAAGAAAATTCAAATGGCCGAGAGCGAAAAGGCCACTCTCGGAATGAAAGAATCCCTGTTCAAGTACATGATAGAAAATTGTGGTGCGAATCAGGTGATTATTGCAGAGAATGAGATTCCAGAACATGTTGATTACAGTAAGGCCACACTTATTGAGTTTACAATGGACGAAAACAGCGGGCGCTATGGATTCTTGAGAAGTAAACACAATTAGCCGGATGAAAAGGAGCAAATCACCATGCCTAAAGCGATAAGCTATGACAAACTGTGGAAGCTGCTGATTGATAAGAAAATGAATCGTACCGATTTGAAAGAAAAAAGCGGTATAAGTACAGCTTCGCTTGCCAAGCTCGGTAAAAATGAGAATCTCACCACAGCCGTTCTGTTGAAAATCTGCACGGCGCTTAATTGTGATATTGGCGATATAATGGAAATCGTGCCAGATGAAAGCGCCGAGACGACAAATTTTCAAAAATAGAACGGGGGTAAGCGGCATGGAGATATTTAACAATACAACAAACGTGGTCAGAGATGACCTTGTAAAAACCATCGCCAAGGGCAGCCGTGTTTCTATTGCCGCCGCTTGCTTTTCTATCTATGCCTATCAGGAGTTAAAGGCGCAGCTTAAGGATGTTGAGTCGCTGCGCTTCATCTTTACTTCGCCGACATTCATCGCTGAAAAGACGCCGACGGAAAAGCGCGAGTTCTATATTCCACGTCTTCACCGCGAAAAGAGCATCTACGGTACTGAATTTGAGATTAAGCTCCGAAACGAGCTGACGCAAAAGGCAATTGCAAGAGAGTGCGCTGCATGGATTCAGAAAAAAGCCACCTTTAAATCGAACACCACCCGCGACGGCATGAACAACTTCATCAATGTGGAATCCGCCGCCGAGCGATATACATATATGCCTGTCAACAGCTTCACCACAGTTGATTTAGGCTGTGAGCGTGGCAACAATATCAGCAATATGGTAAGCCGCATGGAATTTCCATCAAGCGCTGCATTTATTGAGGTTTTCGATGCTGTTTGGAAAGATGCAGCGCGGCTTCAGGATGTCACGCAGTTCGTAATTGAGAGCATATCCGCCGTCTATCAGGAAAACACGCCGGAGCTTATTTACTTCATGACGTTGTTCAACATCTTCAGCGAGTTCCTTGAGGACATCACCGAGGATGTTCTGCCGAATGAAGCAACTGGCTTTAAGGAGAGCCTTATCTGGAACAAGCTCTATAATTTCCAGAAGGACGCTGCCCTTGCCATTATCAATAAGTTGGAACAGTACAACGGCTGTATCCTCGCCGACAGCGTCGGTCTTGGTAAAACCTTCACCGCACTGGCAGTGATTAAGTATTATGAAGGTCGTAACAAAAGCGTCCTTGTCCTCTGCCCGAAAAAGCTGAAGGATAACTGGATGACTTATCGCGGCAATTTAATCAACAATCCTTTAGCGAAAGACCGTCTGCGGTACGACATTCTATACCACACTGACCTCTCCCGCGATCGTGGCGATACCGTCATTGGACTGCCGATTGACCGTATAAACTGGGGTAACTACGATCTCGTCGTTATTGATGAAAGTCATAACTTCCGTAATGGTGGCGCTACCACCGGCGAAGACAATGATAAAGAAAACCGCTACACGCGGCTTATGAATCGCGTTATCCGCACCGGCGTCAAGACAAAGGTGCTGATGCTCTCCGCGACGCCAGTCAATAACCGCTTTTATGACCTGCGCAATCAGCTCGCGCTGGCATATGAAGGTCACAGCGATGTTATCAACGAGAAATTGAACACGAAGACTGATATCGACTCCGTCTTCCGTCAGGCCCAAAAAGTCTATAACGCATGGACGAAACTGGAGCCGGAAGAACGCACGACCGACGCTCTTCTAAAACAGCTCGATTTTGACTTTTTCGAGGTGCTGGACAGCGTGACAATCGCTCGCTCTCGCAAGCATATCCAGCGTTACTACGATACAACGGAAATAGGCAGCTTCCCGAAGCGGAACAAACCGATCTCGCTTTATCCGAAACTGACAGATAAGCCGGACGCTATCAATTATCAGGAGATATACGCGCAACTGATGGAGCTTAACCTCTCCATCTACACGCCATCGAAATACATTCTCGCAAGCAAGATAAGCAAGTACATCGACCCGGATTCCAAACACGCCCTGACCATTTCGCAGAGCGGGCGTGAGCGCGGCATCCAGCGTCTGATGAACATAAACTTGCTCAAGCGTATGGAAAGCTCCGTCCATTCTTTCAAGCTCACGGTTACCCGCATCTACAATGCCTACTACGATACGGTACAACAGATTGACGCATTCCAACCGGGTGCGTCCATATCTGTGCAGGATGTAGCTAATACCGACGATTTCGATTTGGACGATCAGAACACCGATATGTTCAGCGTGGGTAAGAAATTCAAGATTGACCTGCGCGACATGGATTATGTTTCATGGCGGCGTGACCTGCAAGCCGACCTTGAAGTGCTGGAGCTTCTTATCCTTATGATTGAGGATATCACGCCGCAGTACGATTATAAGCTGAACCAGCTCATTCGCGTCGTCTGCGACAAAATCGAGCATCCCATCAACGAGGGCAACAAGAAGGTGCTGATATTCACAGCCTTTGCGGATACAGCGGAGTATTTATATGACCATCTTTCCACGGTCATTAAGGACAAGCATGGATTGAACACGGCGCTTGTCACGGGCGGCATTGACGGCAGAGTAACCATTCCGCGCTTCCCGTGCGACATCAACTCCGTTCTGACCTGCTTCTCTCCAATCGCAAAGGAAAAGGCGCTGACCATGCCGAAGGACAATAACGTCATCGACATACTTATCGCGACCGACTGCGTCTCCGAAGGTCAGAACCTGCAGGACTGCGACTACTGCATTAACTATGACATCCACTGGAACCCCGTCCGCATCATCCAACGGTTCGGGCGCATCGACCGTATCGGCAGCCGCAACGCAGTCATTCAGCTTGTGAACTTCTGGCCGGATCTGTCGCTGGACGAGTACATCAACCTCAAGGAGCGCGTCGAAGCGCGTATGCGCATTTCCGTTATGACCTCCACGGGCGACGACGACTACATCAATCAGGACGAAAACGGCGACCTTCGTTACCGCCGCGCCCAGCTCGAAAAGCTGCAAAACGAGGTCGTCGATCTGGAAGATATGAACTCCGGCATCTCCATCATGGATTTGGGGCTAAACGAATTCCGTATGGACTTGCTTGCCTATATGAAAGAACACCCCAGCCTTGACCACACGCCGTTCGGTATCAATGCCGTGGTACGCGGTGAGAAGCCGGGTGTGGTATTTATACTCAAAAACATCAATCCGGGCGTCAATATCGAAAATCAAAACCGGCTGCACCCGTTCTACATGGTGTATATCGGCGACGACGGCGAAGTGGTATGCAACCACCTCGACCCGAAAGCCACGCTCGACCGTATGCGCCACCTCTGCCGTGGCAAGACAGAGCCAGACTTGTCCGTCTGCCACGCCTTCAACGACGAAACGAAGGACGGCAAGGATATGAGGCGCATCTCCGAGCTGCTCCGGCAGGCGGTCGCGTCGATTATCGACATGAAGGAAGAAAGCGACATTGACAGCTTCTTCGGCAGTGGGCAGACGACCTTCCTCTCCGGCGATGTTCGCGGTCTGGACGATTTTGAGCTAATCTGCTTTTTGGTGGTGATGAGCGAATGATACAGTTACCCTCCGCAACGGCTGTCGGGCGCGTGATGCCGAAAGAGGCTTTCTATAAGCGTCTGACATTGAGCAGCGACTTGAAGGAGAAATTTGTTACCGACGTCAAGCGTATCACCCTCTCAAGCTCACTGACCGCCGCCACGCTCAATCTGGAAGCAGGCACTGAGATAACCGAAATACTGATGCTGACCATCGACCTAAAAAAGCAGCAGTTTGACGGACGCATCGTAGAGAATATCGCCCGGCAAAACCCTCACAAGCTGCTGTTCTTACTGCGTTTTGAGGATAAAGCGCAGCTTGCGGTTTATTACGCGAAGCTCTACACCACGGCGTGGCTGCCCTATGACGAAATCACGCTCAAAGTAAAAGGTTTCACGCTGGACACAGTGTGGCAGGGCTTTTTGGAGCAGATCGCCTTGCAGGACGGTTTGACAGAAAACAAGCCGGGCGAGGACATCGACACAAAATTGCAGCGGCAGGAAATGATCCTGAAGCTGCAAAAGGAAATAGAGAAACTGGAGAAACGGACGCAAAGTGAGGTTCAGCCGAAAAAGAAATTCGACCTTTACGGACAGCTTCAGGAGGAAAAACAGAAATTGGAGGAACTTATCAATGGATAAGATGAAAATGCACAGTGTGAATAAGGTGGACGAGAACGTCGAGAAGATAGCGCGGCTTTTCCCCAACTGCGTCACCGAATCGCTAGTTGACGGCAAGCTCACGCGGGTGGTCGATTTTGATATGCTGCGGCAGGAGCTTTCCTCCTTTGTGGTGGAGGGGCGTGAGGAACGCTATCAGTTTACATGGCCGGACAAGAAAAAGTCTGTCTTGCTTGCCAACGCGCCCATCAACAAGACGCTCCGCCCCTCCCGGGAGGAAAGCGTCAACTTCGACAAGACCGAAAACCTCTATATCGAGGGCGACAATCTGGAAGTGCTCAAGCTCTTGCAGGAAACATACCTCGGAAAAATTGACGTTATATATATAGACCCTCCTTATAACACTGGAAGAAACCTAATTTATAAAAACAATTTTGCAAGTAATGCTGATGACTATCTTGCCAACAGCGGACAGTTAGACAATGAGGGCAATCTGTTGGTTTCAAATACCGAAAGCAATGGAAGATTCCATACTGATTGGCTTAATATGATATATACAAGACTAAAAATAGCTAAACAATTGCTTAAGGAAAGTGGAATACTTGTATTAACAATTGATGATTGTGAGATTCAAACAGTCACAATGGTGCTTAACGAAATTTTCGGAGAACAGAATCACTTTGGAACTGTTATTATCAAAAACAATCCTCAGGGGCGATCAAGCGTAACGGGCTTCCAAATATCTCATGAATATGCTTTGTTTTTTGCGAAGTCTCCTGATGCTACTCTTGGAAAATTACCAAGGAATGAAGAACAAATATCTCGATATAAAGAGAAAGATGATTACGGTCCTTTTGAATGGAGAAATTTCAGAGCTCAATATAGTACTGAATCGCCAAAGATGGTGTATCCAATATTTGTAAAATGTGACGGGAGTGATTTCCGCATACCTCAAATGAAATGGAATGAGCAATTGAAAAAGTATGTTTTACTTGAAGAAAAGGCAGATGATGAAATAATTTCTTTGCCTGTCGATGAAACAGGCAGAACTCGAACATGGAAGTGGTCGATAGAAACTGTAAATAAAGTTAAGTCCACAGATATGGGAGTTAGGAAGGATAGGGGTGGTATTCCAACTGTATATTACAAAGGGCGAATGAATGATGACGGAATGCAACCTTATACAGTATGGGATAAACCTGAGTATTCGTCATCAACCTTTGGAGCGAATTTATTATCAGACATTATTGGGAAGGGTATATTTAGTTATCCCAAATCTTTATTTGCCGTCATAGACTCATTAAAAGTAGCAAACGCATCAAATGATGCAATAGTATTGGACTTTTTCAGTGGCTCTGCATCTACAGCTCACGCAACAATGCAACTCAACGTGGAGGACGGAGGACACCGCAAGTTCATCATGGTGCAGCTTCCGGAGGAAACAGACGAAAAGAGCGAAGCGTATAAAGCGGGCTACAAGAACATCTGTGAAATCGGCAAGGAGCGCATCCGCCGAGCGGGAAAGAAAATAGTTGACGAGGCAGGGCTGACCGCGCAAAACCTTGACATTGGTTTCCGTGTCCTCAAATGCGACAGCAGCAACATGAAGGATGTATATTACAATCCTTCCGAATATACGCCGTCGCTGTTCTCGTCCATAACGGACAACATCAAGGACGACCGCACACCCGAAGACCTGCTCTTCCAGGTGATGCTCGACCTCGGTATTTTGCTTTCCAGCAAAATCGAGGAGACCGCCATCGCCGGAAAGAAGGTATTCTCGGTTGCCGATGGCTATCTGATCGCCTGTTTTGACGTGAACATTACCGACGAGACGATTAAAGAGATCGCGCAGAAAAAGCCGTACTATTTCGTCATGCGCGACGGCGGCTACGCCAGCGACAGCGTCGCTACAAACTTCGACCAGATTTTCGCGGCATACAGCCCAACCACGATAAGGAAGGTGCTGTGAGATGCCAGCACTATCACAATTGGAAATCGGTGCGTTCCTCAAACTATATAACCGTGGTGGATATGTCCTTGATTTTTCAACGAATGATTTCGATGTATTCACCATGAATAGCGTCGGAGTGTCTGTATGCGAGAAATATGATATGTCAAAGGGGAAATCGTTGGTGGCATATCTGAACGACGCTACACTGGAAGATAAGGTGAAGCTCATCAAGGATTTGTTTGATTACTATGAAGCAAACTTTGACGGCGAATACACACGACGTGAACCTGCATATTCTGGCGAATTTCGATTTAACTATAATGCAGAGTACGCAGGATACTATCGCAAGTGTAAGGAAATAGCGAATCGGGTATTTGGTGTATTTGCACCGTTTCTTCAAACTGCAGAAAGACTTAAAGACAAGTTCTCAAGTGATTATCTTTCCGCGCAGATAGATTTGATGATAGGTATGCAGTCCTCAAATCCCACTGAGGCTATCGGTAAGGCAAAAGAGCTTATTGAGAGCTGCTGTAAAACAATTCTTGATGATAATCATATAGAATGGGATAAAAACTGGGATGTTGGCAAGCTGACGGGCGAAACAGTAAAGTGTCTTAAACTTATGCCAACAGATATACCCGATACTGCACCCGCTGCCAATGAAATGAGAGCTCTTTTAGGCAATCTTCGAGCTATTGCTACAAACCTTGCCGCGCTGAGGAATCCATACGGAAGTGGGCATGGAAAGAGCGCGTCGTACAAGGGACTTGAGGAACGCCATGCAAAGCTCGCCGTTGGTAGTAGTATAACACTCGTAAGTTTTCTGTGGGATACACACGAAAGGAGTAATAAGGATGCGGTTTAATTTCAAAATACAGCAATACCAAACCGACGCCGTAGATAGTGTTGTCAGCATTTTCAACGGCCAGCGCCATTATGACCGCATTACATATATCCGTGACCTCGGTAAGGCTGCGCCGCAGCCGGTTCAGATGAGTTTAGTAACACCTGACGAGTATGGTGAGCAGCTCGACCTGATGGACGAGCTTGGCTATAAGAACGAGAATATCGAGCTGACCGATGAGCAGCTTCTGCACAACCTCCGTGAGCAACAGACGCTGAACAACATCCGGCTGTCTGACGACCTTTCACGCCAGCTTGGGCGCTGCTCTCTGGACATAGAAATGGAAACCGGCACTGGCAAAACTTACGTCTACATCAAGACCATGTTCGAGCTGAACAAGCGGTATGGCTGGAGCAAATTCATTGTTGTTGTGCCGTCTATCGCCATCCGCGAGGGCGTGAAGAAGTCCTTTGAAATGACCATAGACCATTTTATGGAGCACTACGGCAAAAAGGCGCGTTTCTTTGTCTACAACAGCTCCAATCTCAATCAACTCGACAACTTTTCCTCCAGCGCCGGTATCAATGTGATGATTATTAACACGCAGGCGTTCGCCTCCTCCCTGAAAGAGGACGGCAAAAGCAAGGAAGCGCGAATCATCTATTCCAAGCGAGACGAATTTGCCTCCCGCCGGCCGATTGACGTCATCAGCGCTAACCGCCCGATTATCATTCTCGACGAGCCACAGAAGATGGGCGGCGAGGTCACGCAGAAAGCCCTCAAGAGCTTCAACCCACTTTTCAGTCTGAACTATTCCGCCACGCACAAAGACCACCACAACCTTGTCTATGTACTGGATGCGCTGGACGCCTACAACAAGCGCCTTGTCAAGAAAATAGAGGTCAAGGGCTTTGAAGTGAAGAACTTCCGTGGCACGGACAGGTATCTTTTTCTTGAAGACATTATCCTTTCGAGCAAAAAACCGCCAATGGCGCGGCTGGAGTTTGAGGTCAACTATCAAAAGTCCATCAATCGCGAGACCCGCATTCTCGGCGTCGGGGACAATCTGTATTATCTCTCCGCCGGTAAGAATATGCCGCCGCTGGAGGAGTATCAAGGCTACACCATCTCTGAAATTGACCCGATCAGCGCAACGGTCACCTTTACCAATGGCGAGGTCATTACACGTGGTGATGTAGTCGGCGACATTTCCGAAAAGGATATGCGCCGCATTCAAATACGCGAGACGATTATCTCCCACTTCAAGAAGGAAGAAAGTCTGTTCAACAAGGGCATTAAAACACTGTCACTGTTCTTCATCGACGAAGTTGCCAAGTACCGCCAGTACGATGAGGACGGAAACGAGCTGCTAGGTGAATACGGAAAAGTGTTCGAGCAGGAGTATATCAGCGTACTTAATGAGTACATCACACTTTTCGATACGCCGTATCAGGAGTATCTGCGCAGTATTGACGTTGCCGCCACGCACAAGGGCTATTTCAGCATTGATAAAAAGACCGGGCATTCCATCGACAGCGCACTCAAGCGCGACTCGGAATTCTCCGACGATATCTCCGCCTATGATTTGATCCTGAAAAACAAGGAACGTCTACTTTCCTTCGACGAGCCGACGCGGTTTATCTTCTCTCACTCTGCTCTACGCGAGGGTTGGGACAACCCGAATGTGTTTCAGATTTGCACCCTCAAGCACTCCGACAGCGCAACGCAGAAGCGGCAGGAAGTAGGGCGCGGTATGCGCCTGTGCGTCAATCAGAGCGGCGACCGTATGGACGCCGAAACCTGCGGGACGACCGTACACGATATCAACCTGCTCACGGTTATCGCCAGCGAGAGCTATGCGCCGTTTGTTTCCGACCTGCAAAAGCAGATCAAGGATGTCCTCTACGACAGACCTTCCAAAGCGACAATGGATTACTTCCTCGGTAAGACCGTCAAGATCGGAGAAGTACCGACCACCATTGATGCAAAGCAGGCGAAGGATATTTACCGCTATCTGCTGAAAAACGACTATGTTGACGACAACGACAAGGTCACGGATTCGTACCGCGCCGACCTCGCCAACAATGCGCTTGCACCTTTACCGCTCGACTTGCAGTCGATAGCTGAGGGTGTCCACATACTGATACAGGGCGTATTTGATGAGCGAGTCCTCGACGATATGATCGACAACGGCAATAAAACTAAGATTTTCGAGAACGAGTTGAACGATAACTTCTACAAGAAGGAATTTCAGACTCTCTGGGGCTACATCAACCACAAGTATGCATATGCCGTGGATTTCGACACAGCCGAGCTGATTCAAAAAGCCGTCGCGCACATCGACGAGAACCTTTTCGTCTCACAGCTCCAGTATACCGTTTCTACCGGCGAACAGAAATCTGATATGGAAGCGACAGCCATTGATCGTGGAGACGCTTTCAAAGCGGCAAAGACGCATACCGAGACGCTGCATCATTCGGAAATTAGCCAAGTAAAGTATGACCTGATCGGCAAGGTCGCCGAGGGGACGATTCTGACCCGCAGAACGGCGGCTGCCATTTTATCCGGCATCAGCCCGGCGAAGCTCGCCATGTTCAAATACAACCCCGAGGAATTCATCAACAAAGTCATTCGCCTGATTAAAGAGCAGAAGGCGACGATGATCGTTGAGCATATCACTTACGATCGCATTCAAGGCAGTTACGAAAGCGATATTTTTACTGCCGAAAAGCGTTCACAGGGCATTGACAGGGCATTCCGCGTTCAAAAGCACATACAGGATTATGTTTTCACGGACGGTATTGCGGAACAGAGCGTCGAGCGCCGGTTCGCACAAGACCTTGAAGCCGCAAATGAAGTCTGCGTCTACGCCAAGCTACCGAAGGGCTTTCAGATACCCACGCCGGTCGGCAATTATTCGCCGGATTGGGCGATTGCATTTTACGCCGGAGCAGTGAAGCACATTTTCTTTGTCGCCGAGACAAAGGGCACAATGGAGACGCTCCAACTCAAGCCGATAGAGCAGGCAAAAATCCGCTGTGCACGGAAGCTGTTCAACGAAATATCCACGGAGAATGTGGTTTACCACGACGTTGACAGCTACCAGAGCCTGCTGAACATAATGGATTCGCTATGATGTAAAACGCTTTGTGATAGAGATGGAAAAATGCTCATTATACCAAATCCGTTGGTTATGGATTAAGGTAATGAAAGGAGATATATCGCTGTGGCGAACTGGTTTCAACGAGCAATATACAACCTCGCAAACGCTGTTCCTCTTGCAGGAATGACGGCCTTGGCTTGGTGGCTCGAATTTAAGACTTGGTATATTCCTGTTATTTTGCTTGTTATTGCCTGTGTCGTGACGGTCATATTCTCAATTTGTTTCTGTTACGGAAAGGACAACTGCTCAAATAAGAACATAAACGTGTCCAAAATAATATCAAAGGATTCTTGGCTGATAGCTTACGTGGTGGCTTACATATTGCCATTTTCGTACATGGTAATGTCGGACTATCACATCGTTTCCCTGGTCGTTTTTGGGCTTATGTTAGTATTAGTTTTTATTCCAGCAATCATGGCGTTGCCGAACATCCTTTTGTTTTTGTGCGGCTATCACTTTTATGAATTGGAAACCGACACAGGTGTTGGCGACTATATTCTCATTTCAAAGCGGCGGCGAATAAGAAATAAAGGTGACCCGATTACTTTGTGCTGCAAGCAATGTTGACAAGGCAATAAATAATAGTAAGTGTCCAAACGGTGTCCAAAAGAAATCTCGCAATAAAAAAAGCCCTATTTAAAAGGCTTTCTTGATATATGGTGCGAGGAATGGG